GGTGCTGCCAACTGGGGCAAGCGTAAGAAGAAGTAATGGCTGTACGGAAGACAAAGAAAGGTGCTGATCTCAAGAGGTGGTTCAAGGAGAAGTGGGTGGATGTACGCACTGGAAAGCCTTGTGGACGCCGCAAGGGAGAAACAAGAGGCACACCTTATTGTCGTCCATCTAAGCGTGTAAGCAGCAAGACTCCTGTAACTAAAGGAGAAATGACTGCATCACAGAAGCGGTCAAGGATAGCCCAGAAGAAACGTCTGGGACAACCAGCAGGTAAACCTCGAAGAGTGAAGGCGGTAAGACGTGGCAATAAATAAGAAAAACATGCAATGCAATAAGCCCAGAAGACAAGTGTCTGGAGGGAAGAAATTTGTTGTTAAAGCCTGCCAGGGCGGGAAGCAAAAGATAGTGCGTTTTGGCGATGCCAATATGAGCATCAAGAAAAGCAACCCGGCACGCAGGAAGTCCTATTGTGCAAGGTCCGGGGGAATAAAAGGTAAGCGAAATAAACTATCTGCGAACTACTGGAGTCGCAGAGCTTGGAATTGCTAATGGCTAGATACGACAATTATGGTCAGACGGACGATCGCATCGTAGAAGAACTCGATGTGGGCTTTGTTGGGTTTAACAATAGGCTCCGTCCAGACCAACTATCCCCAGGACTCCTTACCGTTTCCGATAATGGCCGCATGGATATTAACGGGGAATGGCAAGTGAGAAAGGCGATGGAATATGTATCTGCCCCGTTCGCCGCTGCGGTGCTATATGCCCATGATGCGGACACATCAAGGGTTCGTATATTAGACACTGCCCTTCCATCTGTTGATTCTTCATCTTCATCCGTTGGTCCCGGCGGTGTTCTTACCATTGTATTTAGCAGTCCCCATGGCCTTGCAGAGTCCGACTGGGATGGCTATGTCCTCTACTTGAATGGATGGGACGGGGATGTCTCCATCGATGGAAACTACAACATTACCTGGATAGATGCCAGCACAATTAGTGTCACCGTGAGTGGCCTCACCTCTATATCTGTATATGGCACTGTCCAAGGCCCTACATTGGATGACCTAGCGGCCAGCACCATCCAATATGCCATTGAATATAGCGATCCAAATAACGATAGCCTATCTTATGTGCTATGCGTTGGAAGTACGGGTGCGTCCGCTGTTAGGACCAGCGATGGATCCGCCACCGAGATTACATATCCACTTGGAGAAACGGCATTCGATGCTACAGCCATCCAAGCATTTAATAAGGTGTACATATTCCGCGATGGGGATGTCGCAATGGAATGGGATGGCGATCTTACGGGAACCCCGGCATTCACTCTGGTGGATAGCGGGGAATATGATCAGCCCACTCAGATCGTTTGTGAATCTGGAGAATTTGCCATCGTAGAAAATCGCGGTGTTGTTCATCAGTCGGATGGCGTCGCCGTGGGCGATGTCATATCCGTAATAGGTCCAAAAACCCTAGATACTGACCAAACGTCTGGATTAAAAATAGGGGCCTCTTTTAATGTGGCCGAGGTTTTTACGGGGGGTGTTGCAACATCCATATCCGCCGCTTCCGCATCCTCTATATCTGGAGGTGAATTTGATGGGATGTATCAAGTGGTTGTTACGGCTGCTGGTCATGGTTTGAGCGTAGGCTACCCCATAGATGTTGCGGGATTTGGGGATACTAAGATAGATGGATCTAGATTTGTTGCGGAAGTGAGTGGGGCAGACATTACGTTTTATGTCCCGCAAAACCCAAGCACCACTTTAAGTGGAGACGAAACCTTGGCCCTTGCTCATGGATTTGAATTTTATATTGAGTCGGGCCAGGCGGACGAGCATATCACAGACGGCGATAGTCTAACATCCACACCCGTATTCACTCGGGTGGTTTCTAGCGGAATAGGCTATTCCCATATGCCTGCTCCTCCATTTGCCACATATCACCAACGCAGATTGGTTATGCCATACAGGTATGATATTGATGGAACCAATGCCTCTCCGACTATCACCGATCGTGCCGTAAGGGACGAGGCCATCTTTTCTCAAATCCTCGATGGAGATACATACGATAGGATATATGGTCAGTTTCGGTTCAATGCTGGAACATCTGATTTTCTGGTAGGCTTCCATTCCTTTTCGGAAGACAAGCTGGTGGTTTTCAATAGAAACAGCATACACTTGGTCAGCAATAGCCTGGTCCTGAAGGATGCCGTGAGTACGCTTATTACCAATGAGGTGGGGTGCTTGGCTCGCCGCAGCATTGCGCAAGTGGGCAACAATCTGATATTCTTGTCGGATAATGGAATATATGGCGTAGACTTCCAAGACTTGTACAACCTCCGTGGGCGGGATTTGCCACTATCTGCAACGATAGAAGCTACCATACAAGACATAAACAAAGATTATGCCGATAAAGCAGTGGGCGTCTATTTCAACAACAGGTACTACCTCACTGCTCCATTCGGATCCTCGACGACCAATAACAAAATTGTTATATACAATTTTGTGAACAAAAATTGGGAATCGGTTGATAGCGTTTCCAATCCAGAATGGGAATATACTCATTTGGTTGTCGCTGGGGATGGTAACGATCGGGCTGTGTATGCCGTTAATGAGAATGGAGGGGTTCATAGGCTCGAATCCTCATTGGGTTCCAACGATCAGTATGTTCCGGCAGTGGGCCAGTCCGCTGTGGATGCTCCTGTTTCTGGAACGGCGACTACCAGGATGTATACACTATCCTCCATCGATCGCAAGAAATGGAACAACTATGAGCTTCATATAGAATCTAGCAGCACCCAGGGAAGTAATGGGAATGTGACATCCATAACAGAGAATATAGACTCCGAAACCGATTTGGGTACATTGCAAACCATCAATGGTGGAAGTCCGCTAGAGGTGGCAGAAGACTATTCTCTAAGAAGCCGAATTGGCAATAAGAGAGCATACGGATTGCAGCTTAAACTAACCACATCTACTGGACGCCCTAAACTGAGAGCAGTGAAGGTGGCTGGAGCAACAACATTTAGAAACCTAGAAGAGGCACAATAATGGGAACCATAATTAAAAACACTACTAGTGCATTTGTAGACGGACAGCAAATCACATCAGACGCGCTAAACAATCTAATTGATGACGCCATCCTGAATACCACTGCTGTTTCGGCAGGCACCGGACTCACCGTCAATGCGTCCACTGGTGTTTTGAGTATGGATACATCCCTAACGGGCAAGACCCTCACTGGTGGTTCTCTAAACAACTGCCCGATTGGGGCATCCACACCCAGCACTGGATCGTTTACTGCCCTCACGGCATCTGATGATGCCAACTTCGACTCAGGCACATTGTTTGTAGATGCGTCTACGGACTGCGTAGGAATTGGAACCACTGCAGCGATAGATACTCAAATTGGTGGTAATGCTAAACTAGGCGCTTACGATGCAAGCGGAGCTAGAGTAGGCATTTGGGGCAATGGTAGCAGATGGTGGTACTTACATGGTGAAGATTCTAACGCTTTCCAGATTGGATTTAGAGGATCTAGCAACACTACCGATAACGATGTTATTACTGCTTTAACATCTGGCAACGTAGGCATAGGTACTACGTCGCCTTCTGAAAAGCTTCATGTAAAAAGCTCCAATTCAGACACTGCTGAAGCTGTAGCAGGTTTTGGGAATGGTGACATTGATGTTGGATTACAAATTAAAACCAATGGCAACGGAGGTTCTAGTTTAGATTGGGGGTTCAATGCTGTAAATTCTAGGAATTTAGTTTTTGACACCAATCAAAATGAACGTATGCGCATTACCTCCACTGGCAACGTAGGCATTGGAGACAACGACCCTTCCAAAGAATTAGTAGTAAAACAGATTTCTAGTGCTGGATCTGAGTCCATTATAAATATTATAGCAGGGAATGCAGGAGTTGCAGGAGTTTACTTTGGTGATTCGGATGATGATATAGTAGGGGGAATTGTTTATGACAATAGTGCAGATACTCTTCAGCTTAGAAGCAGCGATAACCACACAGCCGTTACTATAAATAGTTCAGAGCAAGTCGGAATTGGCACGTCTCCTTCCCACAAGCTAGATGTAAATTCTGGAGCTACCAACCAAGTAGCGTTGTTTGAATCTACTGATGCAACAGCTTACATAGAACTTGCAGACAACACTGGCTCTGCTCAACTTATTACACCTGAAAATGGTGCTTTGAGGATTGCTACAGGCGGAGCTGGTGCTGGGAGTGTTGGAACATCTGGATTGTTTATAGACCAATCTCAAAACGTAGGTATTGGCGATGATACACCTTCTTACAAGCTGGATGTAAACGGCGATTTCCGTGCCACTGGTGCATTGCGTGACTCTGCTGGAGATGCAGGAACGTCAGGACAAATCCTTTCATCTACGGGTACAGGAACTAATTGGGTTAACGCTTCCTCGAGTCCATGGACGAC